CTTTTTGATAAATACCATTCGTTCTATAAAAATAATTAGAAATCGCACGAAGCGCTCTTAAATCTCTATCAGCAAGCGCATGCATGATATCTTTTTTTCTATAAAATTCTCTACGACCGTCTTTTAATGTACCTAATTCAAGGACAGCATCTTGGACGGTCTTTAAGCCAATCTTCATTTTATTATAATCTGTGGCAGGACCGTTTATCATGTCAAAACCTTTTTCATGGATAATCTCCTGCTTATTTACTTCTTCCAAGATTGCACCCTCCTTTTTTAATAGCCAGCCTTCGTCATAATATAATCATAATCAATTAAATTTTCTTCTGTGTATGGTATTTCTATTAAATTAATACCATGCAAAGCGCAAAATCTTCTTTTCTTATTATCATTATGTTGTTGCTGGTAAAAACCACGCTTTCCGCCAAACTTCGCACTCGCCTCGTAATGTTGACGACCCTGATATTCTATAATGAAATCTATCTTACCATCATCATCAAAGACAACGAAGTCAAAGCGCAAAGGGCGACCATTTTCAGAGGCAAGACCCTCGAAAGAATACTCTTCCTTAAAAGTTAGACCGGCTTCTTCTAAAATCTCATGTATTTTAATTTCTCCTCTTGAATCTAACATAATGCCTCCTAATTCATAAACATATATTCTGAAATTTTTCTATGCTTTTTACGTTTTTTATTTTCTTCTTCTTCTCTTATATAATATAAGCCATACTCAAACGCAGAAAATTTATCTTTAATAATACGTTTGTTGGCTTGTTTTAAAATAATATTTAATCCTTCCGTTTCTTCTCTTAAATTCATCATTTCTTCTTTTAATATGGAAGTTAAGGTAAACGGATATAAGTAATCTGCCCTTTCTTCTGGAGTCATGTTTTGTCCAGCGCGGGTACCTAATAATTTTTCTTTTGCTACGCGCTCGTCTATTAATAAACGAATTTTGCCAGCGTTCATTTGCGTTTGTACATTGGCATGCGCAGCGGTGTTAATTGGCGCATTGGCTTTAATAACATAAATTGCATCTTGTTCAGTATTTGGCGTTTTAAATTTCTTATAATCATCAAGAACGCCCTCATAGGTTCCCCCATAAACGCCGAAATCTGGGTATTCATCACCAGTTACTGGGTCAATCTGTGGTTTAACAAGATAATCCATTAAACCCAAACCCAAACCATTACCATCTATTACAAGACGTTTTGCCTTATAACGATAATAAAGCTTTTTTAATCATAATGCTTGAGTTTCAAAATGGTCATTTTCCATAACTTCAATATTTACTAAAGATTTAAATGCTTCACCAACGGTTTGCGGATTAACTTTTCAAATTGTAGCTACAGATTCACAATCTTTACGGCCAACATCCACCGAAATAATATAATAGGTTAAAGTAGTTGAACGACCGGATCATTCATATTCGGGCTGATTAATTACTCTATTTCTATCAAAAACTTCTCCATTGAAGAAAGCATCTTCAACGGTACCACTCCAACGAGATTCATATTCACGACCGAACGAAGCCTCATTGAAGGTTCCATCTTTTTTCATATCTTGTATGAAAGTTTTTTCCTGTAATCCCGCAATAACCGGGATACGCCAAGTACCACCCATAATAAATGATTTCTCTGGCTCAGTAATCATTCATACAAGAAGCTGAATAAGTTTATTATAACTAAATGTATTTTTATATCCACTGGTAGTGATATAAATTTGTGATTTATTAAGAACTTCATCTTTTTGTGTTGTACCATCGGCGCAACGACGAGAAACGTTCATCATTGGCAAAATAACTTCTGAAAGAATCTGGCCATCAACACCAACGCACTCTTCTATTACTCCGCCTTGACGGCGCAAACCTCTTGAACGTTCAGACGCGGCGACGTTATCAAAGTAAGAGCCGTTTTTAAAGACGTAACGCACGAAGTCTTTACCTTCACGTGTTTTACCCGGCCGACGATCAAGCTCACGATTAAATGCCGGAATTTTACTGCAAATATCTTGTACTTTTTCTTGAACAATTTTTGCTGATTGCTCTTTACCACCCGAAGTTACGAATAAAGCGCATTGAGGGTAAAGAATACAACGACACATTAAAATCAAAACTGATAAGAAAGATTTTGAGTATCCACGTGGGAAAACGCAATAAGTATATTTGTAACGCATCGCCACGCGCAAGAATACTCTTTGATAAGCAAAAAAC